GGTAACAGTAAAAAAAACAACATCGGCGTAGGGGAAGTACATTTCTCCCCCTTCGTATTCGTCGTACAAATAGACGATGCAGGCTAAAACTTGATAGATGGCTTGCGGTCTGAGCGTAAAATATCGCTGACCGTCTATAACGCGAAAGTTGGTGTCGTTATCGTTGTGTTCCCCAAGGATACCGTTGGAACTGTACTTAAGAATGTGACCACGGTTTTTCCACCAAAGGGTATTCAAAATCATTGGATGCATGTCGATGTATCTAATAAGAGATTTGTATATGACTTCTTCACAGGATTGGAAGAAATCAGCAACCGGTTCAGGAGTGTCGTCCTGTACGGGCATGTTGTCCGCATCAGACCCTAAACGGAGTGCCTGTTCGGACAGCATTTCTAAGCCGCCTTCGACTACGTTGCCCAAAAAGTCTTCGGCCCAACGATCTCCGTTTTCTTCTATAACTTTGATACCGCAATCAGCAAATGTAACCCGTTCGTCCAAATAAGGAAGAACCGATTTTTGATCAACATCAATGGCGTTTTTGAACAAGACAATGCCACTGCCATAGTTGTGCAGTTCAAGATCAGAGATAGATTGACAGTCGGAACCGTCAATCATCGGCATTTCAAATACGGAACCCATCAATCCAGATTATCAGTAAAGGACTCGTTACGAGGGTACGGCGTCACGTTCTGTTTTTAGATTAGTGAGTCGGGTGCAAACATCTTCCAGTTTGTGTTCCAACACATAATCGTCGGTTGGGGTCGCAGCGGGTGCGGTATAAGAAGCAGATAGGTCGTCGGGGTCGGTGCCAATCGTCCATGACAGTCTGCGAACCTGTGACTCTACGTCAGCAATGGCTTGCTCAAGCAGACTTCGCTTTTCTGAATTTGAGAGCGTTGTTTCAAAATCCATGATTATCCCTACGACGTTCTTTTGCAGACAGTTACGCCATGTTCCATCGGTATATGATAGACGGTGAAGTCGGTTTTTGCGGCAAGATGTTTAGCGAATCGTGTATAAAAACTAGTATGTGTCTGGGATAGTCCATTAGCGTAAATGGATGTCCATTCGCTAGACTCAAACCAAATCATTACACCGCCAACTTTGAGTGTGTCCAAATAGGCATCTAGAAGTTTTGTATTTGGGCCAAAGAACCCTATGGGAGTGCTTCGCACAACGTCGTAAGTTCCGGCCAAAGATCCGTCAAGGATGTCCTGTTCGTCTACTGCTGAATATCGTGCGTCGGGATAGTTCGCTGCCACGGCTGGTTGTGTGAGAGCGAACTGTTCAAAGTGGTGAAGATTCCAATTGTTTACAAATGTGTACTCTCGTCCTGTGTTCTCAAGGTCATCGAACAGTGTGACAAGGGGAACGAAAATGGGAGTAAGTATTTTCAGAGTCCCCCCGGTGTCCAGCATGTCCACGACCATGCTTTCAGTCGTGTAGGCGATCCACATCATCGCAGCCCAATTCGGATCAGGGTTTTGGTAAGTCTCATACTGGATGAGTGCGTAATCGTCAGAGATGGCGATACTTCTGCGGTCCATATTGATTGCGTCATAATGTGCAAGTACGGAAGTTGCGTAGTCGCTAACCATGTCTGTATCAATATTAGGGCTATTGGAAAATTCTTGAGCGATGCGACCGGTTTCAAACCAATGACTAGACATTACGCTGCCTCTGCTATTTGACGTTGGCGATGTGCCCGACGAGCGAGTTGAAGCAAAAGAGATCGTTCAGTTTCAAGATACGAATTTGCGGCAGTGTCGATCGCTAGTGTTCTGGCGTTGTCGCCGCCAGTGTAGTTGTCACGAATGCCATTGATAATGTCGTCAAAAGTTATAGTGGCTTCGTCCTCCCAATCCAAACCAATAATAAACATGAGGACAGCCAAGTTGAATTCAGTAGCGCTCAGATGTTTCGCGGGGTCGTAAAGGGATCCTGCTTCTTCCCAACTGTTTCGTAAAGCCATAATTATTCTTTCGACTAAACGTTGGTACTTTCAGTGTTCCGACGGCAAAACATGGTGTATTGGTCTGATACAAATTCAGTAGCGTTTAATACATTATTCCAACGTGGGATGTCATCATCCCGATTTATTTCAGTTTCAAAAGCCTGATCGCTTCCGGGCATATCGTCACGATGGCTGGTTTCGGCAACAGCCCGATTTTTACTTTTTGCAAGGGCAACCTGAGAGACTTCTGGTACGAACATTCGCGGTTCTGGATAACTCATGCCAATGCCTCCAAAGCAGCAGCCTGTTTCTTGAGGCAATCATATGCCTCATAGTTGGTATGGTCTGATGCGACAGGGATTACTAAAGAACTAGAGATTTCGTCTGATGTGACACCCAACGCAAGTGCGAGTGCTTGGGTGGAATATTCTAAGAATTTTTTAGCGTCTGCCTTTGCGGCGGTTACTTCTGCTTCTGTTAAAGCCATTCGATCCAACCCCTATAATGCTGCGAGCGCTGCTTTCACGGTGGCGAGACTAGTAAGTGTGTCTTCTAGTCGTGTTTCTGCTGTTTCCGGATCAGCGGGAGCGGCGTAGTCCGCTGCAAGGTCGTCGGGGTCGATACCCAAAGCCCAAGACAAGCGATAAATTTCCCCCTCTTTATCAGCGATAACCGCATTCAATGCAGTGGTTTTTGTTGCTGTTGTCATAATGCTACTGAAATCCATAGAAGAAACCTCTTTTGTAGATACGGCTCTAGTCGGACTATAGCATAATCCAAAATGAGCCACGACAGGTACACATCTGCGATAACAGTATACGTCCATTTAGCCGGGGGTCAGAGATAGTAATATTGAAGTTGGTCGCAAGACCTTTCTTAACAGGCGAAGGAATGAGGTTAACGCATGGCTGAATACAAAGATTTGGCTGAACGTACCATTGCAACCTTTATTCAGGCCGCTATTGGTGCCATGGGTACTAACAGCGTCATGGATCTTGGCGTAGATAACTGGAAGATGATTCTGATGGCCGGTGTGTCAGCAGGGGTCGCAGTTATCAAGGGCTGGGCTGCAAGCAAGTTTGGTGATCGTTCACCGTCGATGCTTTCATAAGGTTGCAAGACAAAAAAGACAACCATTTCTGTACGTTTCTGTATGGAATCAGCAGGTAACATCTATAACGACTTGAGTGCATGTATGCTCAAAAGGGGTTGTTATGGATGGGGATCTGCGGAAACGTCTTGACGAGGTTGCGAAATTACTTTCGCAGCCCCTAGAAGAGACGGACGCTGGGGCAGACCCGGATGTGGGTGGTGGTGTCTTCGATACGGCCAAAAAGGCAACTGGCAAAGCCACGAGCCTGATTGACCGAATCAAAGACAACATCGCTTATGTCCTTGGTCTGCCCGCAGCAGTTTCCGGAGCCTTTGGCTTTATATGGCAATCATCCGGCGAGGAGGCTGCACTTGGGTATCAAGTGCAGCAACTGGAAGAAGCCGTAGCAGAATTGAAAGCGGAAAATGATCTTCTTGGCGGAGGAACGAAGAACTTTTCTTTAGACATGAGTGGCGCACCGGGTGGATCGGTAACTGTCATTTGTGTCGCCGCTGGGTTACTTGTTTTAATCGCACTTCTTTTCTGGTACCAGAGTAAACGCAAAAAGCGGTAGAGCCGTGAAACGGTTTATCGCCACTCTGCTCGCGGGGTCGCTGTTCTTCTTCGGATGCTCCTCTCCTGCCGGAGATCCTGACGCGCCGACGACCACTCTCTTTCCTCCTACAACTACCAGTGTGGTTACAACGACCACTGGTTTGGTCGTTCCGACTACGACCATCACTCCAAAAATTCTTGAAGAAGTTCCCCTAGCGGATCATTCCATTCCGGATTACACGGCCAATGAGGACACCTTCTCATTTGAGAACTTTGGTGGTGGCGAGGCACCGGCAGACCTGACAGTAAACATGGCGCGTCGTCTGTATGGCGACAACCAAGTCTGTTCAGATGTAACCGACGGTCAATGTACGCCGTACCCGGTGATCTTGCAGTTGATGTCTCAGGCCAACAAGTCAATGCGTGGAGGATTGTGCGAAGGCTTGGCAGTGTTGAGCCTCCGCCTCGCAGGCGACATAGAAACCCTTGCGACTTTCCAAAACACGCAAACTGTTGCGGAACTCATCAAACAGGATCCGGCCCTCCTCTCTGAAATCGCCTACTGGTATGTAACCCAGTTCGCCATGGAGGTACAGCAGGAAGCCTCCTCGTATTTAGAAAAGTCTCCCAAGGAGTTGGCAGAGGTTCTTCTCTACGACTTCTCAGAAGCGGAAAGGGGAAACCCACACACTGGCTTCACAATCGGTATTTACAGCGAAATGGGCGGACACGCTGTCACCCCTTACCGGGTCGAAGAAATGGCCGGTGGTTACAGAATCTACATATACGACAGCAACTGGCCCAACGAAGAACGCTGGATTGACGTATCTAACGACGGCCAGTGGTTGTACGCCCTCGCTGCGACCAATCCTACGGAACAATCGGAGGCTTGGTCTGGTGGGACGGGGACGATGGAACTCACCCCCATGCGTTCCCGGTCTGGCCCATTCACATGCAGTTTCTGTCCTCAGGAAGAGGGAGAAGAATCGGGCACGATGCTTACTGTTGCTGCTTCCGGCGACAAGCAGATGGCTCTCAAGATTGAAACTGAATCAGGTGACAGGCTGGGGTACTACGACGGCGTGTTCGTTAATGAAATCGAAGGTGCTACCTATCGTTATTTGATTTCAGGACCAAGTACCGCTGATCCGGTTCTCGTATTCCTTCCGCCGGGGGTGGAGTCATTCTCCGCAGACGTAGAAGAGATCCACGTTCCAACTCCTGAAGTAGAAAAGCCAACTTCCACTAAGGACAGGATTGAAGAGGCATTAGAGGAAAAGGTAGAAGAAGAGACTGAGCAGAAGTTTTCTTTGCTGGTTTTGAATGAAGAGAAATCTATTCAGATCGAAGCCGTCATCGTGGAGGAAGAGGAGCCTGAGCGGTGGGAGCAGCCTGAAGAAGAAACAGAGCCTGAAGAGGTTCAGTCGTTGTTGGACTTCTCTGATGACGCAATTGAAATTGCTGATATTGAAGAAGCCACTGTAGCGATTGCCGTGGATGCCCTAGAGGTTGAAATTGAGTTGGAGTCTGGTCAGCAGATTGAGGTGGTCTTTGCACCAGAACCGGACCCGGACCCGGAGCCAGAACCTGAGCAGCCCGGTGCCCCAGAGCCTGAGCCTGAGCCAGTCAGGGACATGCTGGATATCGCCATTCAGAACGATCAAGGTGAGGTACTGGCTGAGGTAGAGGTTGACATGACCGCTTACCGGGTTGTCGAACAGGTGTTCGATGAGCCAACTGTCACCATTCCTAATGAACCATCGACCACTCCTCCTCCACCATCGGAACCCGTAATCGTTCCCGTTCTTATCGAACTGGTGTTCGATGAAGAAGTCGGGGAAATAGTACAAGAAGAAGTTGAGATCGAAGCGTGGGTTGCTTCTGACGCTGAGTATTTCCAAGCGATCGCTGAAGACCGCATTGAAGAAGTGTTGGGTGCTTCTTACGTTGAAGAGATTCAATCAGTTGAGGAGTGGGAAGCCCCCGAAATATTTGAAGACGATGAAATTGATTTCATCGAAATCCTTCTCAGCGTGGATGAGGAGTATTGGGAAGACGAGCAGTGGGATGAAGTCGAATACGACGATGAATGGTTTGAAGAAGAACAGGAGTTGATGGACGATCTCTTTGGTGAGGCTGTCGATGTCGAAGAACTGTTTGAAGAAGTTGAATCATTTATGGAGGAGGTCGAAGAAGAACGAACCGTGTTCTTTGCCGAACACGAAGAGTTTGATGAGGAGGAGTTCTGGGAGGAGTACGAAGAAGAATATTACGAAGAGGATTTCGCGTTCCAAGAATACGACGCCGAACTAGAAGAGGAGATGATCCTTGAGGAAATGGGTTTGGAGGAATGGAACGAAGATCTGATGGGTCCATCCCCCACCGAGACTGTGGAGTGGGAGGAAGAAGACTGGGACACCTACGACGAGGAAATGGATGCCATCTGGGAAGAGGAGATGGACAACCCGGAGGCGTGGGAAGAAGAACTACTAGAGGAATTGGGCGTAGAGGAATGGCCTGAAGATTGGGGTCCGTCACCCACGGAATCGGCTGAGTGGACTGAAGAAGACTGGGACGCCTACGACCAAGAGTGGGCGGTTGATGAAGAAGCGCGGATTCTTGAAGAGGAAGGGTTTGAGGAGTGGCCGGAAGATTGGGGTCCGTCCCCCAGTGAAACCGCATTGTGGGATGACGGTGACTGGCAGGCTTACGACGAAGAAATGCAGGCATTGTGGGAAGAAGAGGAAGCATCTTGGGAAGAGGAAGTAGAAGAAGAATGGGTTGAAGAAGAAGAACAAGTTGAGGAGGAGTGGGTTGAAGAGCCTTTTGAGGAATGGGACGAGTGGACGGGTGATGATGAGGAAGCGTTGATCCTTGAAGAAATGGGACTTGAAGAATGGCCGGAGGACTGGGGTCCGTCTCCTGCCGAGTCTTGGGATTGGACAGAAGACGATTGGCAGGCTTACGACGAAGAACGGGAACAGGAGTTCCTTGAAATCCTTGGGGATCTCAGCCCAGAAGAGTTGGACCAATGGGAAGAAGAAACGATTGAGGCATTAGAGGAAACTGGACAATGGTCCGGGGAGGACGAAGAGGCTTGGATTCTTGATCAAGAAGGGCTTGATGAATGGCCCGAAGATTGGGGTCCATCCCCTAGTGACAGTTGGGATTGGACAGAAGAAGATTGGATGACGTATGACGAAGAACAGGAAGCACTTTGGGAAGAGGAATTTGAAGAAGAGCCAGAGGGAAGCGAGGAGATACAAGAAGAAGTTGATGAGGGCGAAGGAATTGAAGAAGAGACTGAATCTGAAGAGACTGAAGGAGATGGGCCAGATTCGGAAGAAACTATCGAAGAATCAGATAGCGAGTTAGAGGAGCCTTTTGAGGAGTGGGACGATGACCAGCAACAAGGTAACTCTGACGACGACTGGGAAGAGCCTTGGCTTGAAGATGAGTGGGGGGACGAAAACTGGACCGGCGAGGATGAGGAGCAGTGGATTCTTGATCAGGAAGGGCTTGATGAATGGCCAGAGGACTGGGGTCCGTCACCAAGCGAGTCGTGGGATTGGTCGGAAGAAGATTGGCAAGCCTTTGACGAAGAACAGCAAGAGTTGTGGGAAGATGAGTTGGAAGAGGAAATAAACAGCGACGGGAATGAGGAAGAATGGCCAGAAGTTGACGAGGACTCAGAATCCGACGGCTCTTTACCTGAAGAAGAAGAAGTGGATGAAGAGCAAATGGATGAAGAGGAGGTGCCTTCAGAAGAAGTAGAACCAGAACCAGAACCGGAACCGGAACCAGAGCCGGAGCCGGAACCAGAACCAGAGCCGGAACCAGAGGAACCGGGGTGGGTAGACCCCTATGAAGGCTGTAGGGGCACAGACGCTTGCTCCATGGCTCCCGGCGGCTTTGACACTTGGGAGGACTACGACGCAGCCAATGATCCTACTTATTACGATGAATGGGGTACTCCGCCGGGTGGGTATACCACATGGATTGACTTCACCATTGAGGTTGAGGCAGGGATAGTCCCAATAGATGTCGCTCAGGAATACCTCCCCGAAGAAGTCCAAGAGGCGTACATCCCTCCCCCGCCTCCCGTTTATTATCCAACGATTACTTATACCAGTATCGACACACCAGTTTCTCAAGTGCTGTCTAGTGCCACAGTGAATGATCTGACCAGTCAGTTGGTTACGGCTACTTCATCGGCTGTACTTGACTTAGCCTCAGACGATTATTGGTACACCACAGAGACAACGGTTACCACAACAGACAATTCGTATGTGGACACCACCACGGCAATCTCTCAAGCCGGTGTAAGCAATCAATTCTGCACCTATAGCGACGGACAACTTGCTTCCTGTCAGCAAACCGTAACGTGGGAACCGTCTCAAACAACAGTCACCGTAGGGGATACAACCAGCACCTCCACTGTGGTAACAACTGTTGCCGACCCTGTACCTCAGTCCTGTTCTCAGGGTGGATTTACCGGGCTAGGAGACTGGTGCATTATCGAATCCAATCACCGCAGCAACGATATGACCGCTGTTGCATTTTCCGTACCGACCGCAGCAGAAGAAAACGAAGCCTGTGACTGTGAAGACGGTGATGGGCTTATGGATATTCGTATTGATGCTGAAACGAATATGACCCAAGCGGCGTTCAACAGTGGCCCATACGGAGATCCCTACATCTTCCTCAATCACGACACTGATTCAGATGACGGCGAACATTCAGGAGACACATCAGAAATAACGGTTGGCGGCAGCATTGAATCCGACGACGATGGGGGTAGGGATTGCGGGAATACCTGCAATAACCCGCCAAGCAGCGCAGAAGACGTAGATGAAACTCCGAATGTGACGCTCTCTAACGGTGACGCAGTTATAGATAATGTGTCTGACTCTTGGGATAGTCGTATTGAGAGAGAACTTTCTGCGGGAGACTATGTACTGCGAGGTTCGGTCTACAACCAAAACAACGACGGTTGGTACAGGTTGACTATTAGAGATGCTGATGTGGAGTATCCATGAATATTGTAATGGGGGATGATTAGAATGATTGAACGCATCAAGATGGCGCAGCCACAAACGCACTTGACGAGTACGTTTCTTGGCTGTCTTACAGCAATGACTAATGGTGATGTGTCGGCTATTACAGGTGATCATTGGGCTAATGCTTTTAGATCAGGTGGAATAACAGCGGTTATCGCAACTGTGGCAGCGATAATTGGACTTCGTGTCAACAAATGGACACGGGCTTTACTGTGTGGTGCAGCAACATTTGGGGTGGAGATGATCGCCCAGTCGCCAACCTATGGTACTTCAAGGGCTGATATTGCCCAGACCTCATTGGTCGCAGCGGGAATAGCGATGGTATTGGCTTTGATTGCTGGAAGGATGTTTGAAAAAGTCCTTAATTCGGAGAAGTAATGCAACTGACGAGTGTCCGGGTGAATGTATCTTCATTGAGTTAGTTGAGTAGTGTAATAGTATATTTGAATGAGTCTGTATCAGTACCGAGCCAAGGTCACCCACATTGTTGATGGTGACACTATTGATGTTGAATTGGACTTGGGCTTTGATATTACCTACAGATCGCGTGTTCGTTTTTTAGGAATAAATGCTCCGGAATCGCGCACCAGAGATTTGGAAGAGAAGGCTTTGGGCCTTGCTGCAAAAGATTTTGTTGGCCGTTGGCTTCTTGAAGAAGCAGGGATGAATCCGATTATCGAAACTTCGTTAGATAAAAAGGGAAAGTTCGGTCGGGTTTTAGGGCGGATAGTCAACGAAGAAGGTATTTGTTTAAACGATGTGATGATCAAAGAAGGTCACGCAACCGAGTATCACGGAGGTAAGCGGTAAAAAGTTAGGAGTTAGCCATGTCCATTTTGGTTCATGAAACCTTTGAAGAGGGGTGGCAGGATTCGTGGAGCGGGGACATCAAAAACGCTTATGTGAGCGGTGACGCTCTACGGCTGATGTTCCGTGAGGGTAATCACTACGGGTGTGCCCTCTACAAAGAGGTGCCTCCGTGTCGCCATGTGAAAGTTTCTTACATGGTGAGGGCACTTGGCAATTGGAATTCCCACAGTACGGGAAAGACGCTGGGGTTTGCTGACCTTCGCTATAAGGACAGCAGGGGCCGGTCCTACGGGCACGGCAACCGACAACCCAATCCGGACGGGTTTTCATTCCGCACATGGTTTGGCAAGACTAAAGATGGGTTTATGCCTATCGGCATGTACTTCTATCATCTAGGTCAAGTTCCGAAGTGGGGCGATTCGGTCAAGGTTGGACAACTCAAGGTGGGCGGCAATGCTGTTCTTTTTGAATGTGAAGCCGATTTTGATGAAGGTTTTATTCGTGCCCGAGTAGACGGAGGCGATTGGGTTCGCCACAATCTTGTCGTTACTGACAAGACGGCGGTGGTATGGGCGTGGCTGGACGCTTACTACGGCGGACCTGCTGTGTCTCCTGAGAATATGGCGTGGGACATCTCCGATTACAAGTTGGAGAATCTTGGTCCTGATCCGTTGGATCCCGGCATTGACTGGGATGCCATTGCCCGGATGATTGCTGAAAAGGAAGAGGCTGCTAAGGAAACCGCAGAATCAGAGAAGATCATTGAGGCACCGCCGAAGCCGGTGGACACGATGGCTGAGATGGCTCCGAGTCTGTCCGATCAACTCAGGAGAATTGCAGACCAAATCGAAGCGTTATGAATGCAGACCAAGCAAGAACTTGAAGAATGGTATGAGCAGAATGATCCGTGGGATTACACGGTCACGCCTGATGACATCTACCGCAAACGTTTTTATCTGACAGTTTTAGATAATCTGGATGAATACTTCGACAGAGCATTGGACATCGGTGCTGGTCAGGGGTTCATAACGGGGGATCTTCCCGCTAAAGAGATCCACGGGATAGAGATCAGTGACAATGCTGCAAGCAGGTTTCCTAAGAATGTCGAACGCGTGTTCGCCCCGAAAGGAAAGTACGATCTAGTTCTAGTTACCGGTTTGCTGTATAGGCAGTACGACCATGAACGAATAGCCAAGCAAGCGTTGGACGCTGCCAGTAAGTATGTCTGTATCGGTGGAATAGATGATTGGTTGTTGCCCTATCCATTTGGGAGAATGGTAGATACTTTCAAATTTCCTTACAGGGAATACACTTCGGTATTCAACGTTTATGAGACTTGCACATAACATCGGGAATATAAAACATTCCAACTATCACACCCGTGAGCAGATCCTTGCCTGTCAAGAACCCATAGGTTTCGATGGCGTCTACCGTAGTGTTTACAAAAATCAGGATGTTTTGCGAAACAAGTCTGGGATTATGTTCGTTATGGGGGATCATCTGGGCGGCAATAACGAATTCGATTTAGAAAACGTGCCCAAACTGGAAAGTTTCTGCACACTTGGCGAAGTCAAAGAACTATGTAGGAGATACGACTTTGAGATCGGATGGCACACTTGGTCACACAGAAACCTTTGTGAACTGTCCGAAAGGGAGATCACGCAGGAGGTGGCAGCGCCGTTTCAAACAAAATATTTTCGCTATCCCTATGGCGAATACAACGATCTGGTTGTTCAATGTGTGAAGCGGGCGGGCTATAAGCAGGCATACGCAGTTACTCAAGGCGTACATGATGACCCGTATAGACTTTTCAGTAATTATGTTGACTGGATTTAAGCGCGCCTATGAGGAAGACGGTGTTGTCGTTATTCCTTCGGTGTTCTCCGCAGAGGAATGCGACCGGATTAAAGAAGAGGCATACGGGGTTACTGACGATCAGATAAAACAATCCGGGTACAGGCATGTTCCAAGCGAGCAGGCATACAACAAAAAGTCTCTAATCTTTTTCCCTGCATTAGCCAACGAGTATCTCAACTCCATCAGAACAGACGAACGTATGTTCGATATTGTGCGTGAGTTTCTTGGAGATGATGTCCGGCAAATCAATAATCAAATCTATTTTAGAGAAGCCGGAGACTTCGACACCTTCGCTTGGCACCGGGACACGATCTTTAGAGAAAGCCATATCTTTTCTTCCACTCTTCCTACTGACTATCTGCAAACAATTATTGTTGTGGATGACATCAAGGAAGATAACAGTCCTGTCGAATTCATCACGGGGTCACACTTTTGGGATTCGTTCAGTATTCCTGAGGATCTACGAGCCTTTGAAAGAAAGCGGTACAAGGGAAAGAAGTACACAGCCCGAAAAGGTGACATGATGCTTTGGTCGGTGATGATTGTTCACGGGAGCGAAGCAAATAAGTCAACTGATTCTAGAATGACTTACATGAATGGATTCTGTCGAACTAGATCAGCAAGCGACTATCCCGATTATCTTGTAAATGGGAATGTCGTTGAAAATATTGACCCTCGCAGAATCCCTTAGCGGCAGTCGATAAAGTTCTCTCTGTGTCTCCTGTAGTAGAGCAGCGGTTCTTCTATGTGGGCAACGGTGGCACCCTTCTCCAACATCCGATCCCATAGTTCCCAATCCTCGCACGCGTGTTCTAGTCCTTCCTTGGCCGCGTACCCCGCTGCCTGTCCAAAGGATGTGCGATACATCATGGAACCGTGATGTCCGTCCCAACGCCAGTAGACATCCCCACCTCTTATAACGTCAGGCAATCCCGCGTCACGATGACCCATCTTGAACTCTCCGGTCACCATGATTTCGTAAGTAACAATGTCGGCATCTTGTTCCAACAGTTTCTCCACAGCATCGGAACGGAACCAGTTGTCCGCACCGATAAACATTGTGTATTCGGTTTGCACTCTCATGAGCATGTCTTGGAAGTTGTCTACCGTGCCAAGGTTTTCCTCCCGCAAGACGTACTCAATCTCAGGATAAATATCTGGGAGATGTGTGCAGTCACCAACACCATCATCGACAAACAGAATCTTGTCTGGCTGTCTTGTTTGGGATAAAAGACTTTCAATACAGTGTGCGGCCAGATGGCCATACTGGTAAGAAGCAATGATTACAGTTAGCATTCAGACATAATTTTGAGTAATGGGAAAATAATGTCCGTCTAGTTGGTGATGATGCCTGAAACCGATCCGAGACAATGCTGGACTAGGCATATCGGGTCTGTGCCAAATGCCAGAGAAGTGGGCGATACAGGCTCGTCGTTCTAGTTCGGGATCGTTCGGGATGCTTCCACGATGCATGAGTCTTCCATGCCACAGCAGAACGTCCCCACGTTTGGCCAAGAACGGTTCCACCGTCAGGTCGGCGTCCACGATGAGTTGTTCAAAAAGGGGTGTGAGTATTTCTTCTGAATACTTAGGCCAATTCGGATCAGACTTTGCATTAGGTCCGAGAACGCCGAGAATCTTTTCGTTGGTGATCACCGGGAACCTGTGTGAACCACGAACAAATTGAAATGGTCCTGCGTCTGGATGGATATCATCAAGGGCAACCCAGACGGCCATGTAAAAGTCACGGTTGGTATCAGGGTTTAAATACCCATCTTGATGCCAATTCCTCTGTGTGGAGCGCCAGCCCGTGAGGTTCAGGTGCGTGGCCATTGGTTCACCAATAAGACTTGTCATGATATCCGTGAGCGGCTTGTACGAAAGCATGTCCATAAGAGAGTTGACATACATATAAGGAACGTCGAAGGGCCAGCCCATCGGTCGAATCTTGTGACTTCCGTTGTCTTTTATCCAAGCCTCACAATAATCATCTATTAGTTCATCGGGCATAAATTCTGAGAGAATGACCACACCGTCATCTTGCCATTCGGCCTGAAGGTCTGTTTCCGGCCCGTTGGATTCTTGGTCTAACCAAGGGAGTTCACTTCTGTTTGGCCAATCTTCTATAACATCGGCCTCATAAAATCCTTTAAAATAATCTGGATGGATGTTCATATCACCCAATCCACTTGTTTTTCAATGATCTTCCAATGAATTCCGAGTCTTTGATCAAAGGAACGAATGCGTTCTTCTTGATCTGCGATTACATCCTTCAGGTCGGCTATCTCCTGAAGGAGATGTTCTTCAAAGTTGCCAGTATCAAAACTCATGCGGTACACCTTACGGCACACTGCCAAGGGGAATAGCCCACCACGGGCCACTCAATACCTGTTATCGGATCCAGCCATGGGCTGGAAGTTATGTCATTACTGATCGCTGTGGCGTTGGGGAAAATTCTCTTGGTAATTTCAAGAAGTCTTGCCTCATGACAGTTCCAATGATGGGCTGCATTTTCCCAGTAGTCGGTGTTGCTTTCTAGTCGATTGATGGAAGCGTCAATGTCCTGATGCTCCATGACGGACTCAACTAGATCCCATGGGAGTTGTCCTTCACGCCAGAGTTTGATGGTTCTGTAAAGGTCTGGTCCGGCTATGAGAATGGGCGCTTCGGGTTTTGCAATCCGTTGCATGTCGTTTAGGAATATTGCAACTTCTAGCCAAGGGATGTGTTCCAGAACGTGCCCAAGGTAAATGCAATCTATGGAGTTGTCGTCAAATGGATAAGGCTCATTGGCCTTCAACAGAATATCTGGGGTGTGTTTATCATCCTGCCATACATCGGTATTGGTCCAACCATTTATGTAATGGGTTCCACAACCGACGTTTAATTTATTGTCCATGGTTGGAATAGTAGTATGTTGCTACTTGTTATTGTTGACAGAGATTGTCCATGGAGGGATAACGCAGATGGAGTCTATTTTTGCTAGTGGTGCAGTCGGTGCTGTCCTAGTGGCTATAGCAGCAATCTTTAGGGAGCGTAACGTGCGGCGTAAGCATAAAACTGAGCGGTATCAGTCCGACTTCCAAATTGGTCAACGCTTGCGAGACGAGTTGCGTGCCGAGATGGATCGTCGGGAACAAGAATATTTGTCTGATCGTGCAGTTCTTGAGGGTCGAATAACTGCTCTGGAAAAAGATGTGGAGCGCTGTCATGCAGAGCGGAGAGAACTACAAGCACTAGTAATAGAACTATCGGAGAAGAAGACTCCCCAGAAGAAGGCCCATCCGAAGAAAAAGGCTAAGGGGCACAACCCTACCTAGTAACTTCCTTACTGAGATTAAAGTCGCCTTCGATAACTCGTTCTACGACGCTACTTAATTCTATCTCCACATCGTAGACGCCTCCCTGAGTGAGAGCAGCCGTACTAGCGGCGTTGACAGTGACTTCTATTTCTCCGCTTGAATTCACGGTGATGTCCCCACCAGATGATGTCAGGTCTAGAATTTTTGTAGTGGATTCGACATCAGGTCGTACCTGCATTCTTGCCGTGTGTGCGCTAAGATCGCGAGCAGCACCCGCAGAGGTGGTGATCGTGAATTTCTTAACAAATGTTGAACCCTGTTCGCAGGTCAAATTGTAAGTTGCTGCGGTCATTGCGTACCTCCGAAAAGTAGTTTATCCTGTTCCAAGTCCCACGAGCGGAGAAGAATATGGCTGATTTAAATATTAACCCAGAAGAGGTTATCAATAACCTTAGTAGTCAAATCGGCAATCTCATGTCTGAAAATACGGTATTGAAGATGGCTGTTGCAAAAATGCAAGAAGAGATGAATAACCTAGAAGCACAAGTGGCTGCTTTAACTCCCATAGAAGAGAAAGAAAATAAAAAGAGGAAGTAACTGTGGATACGGCCTTGAATGGCAAGGGCGCTGGAATAAGCAAGAAGATTGAAACGGCTCTAGGCGGTACGGATGCCGTTTGGCATACCAACGGACACACCATTGGGCTGCACTTAATCAAACATGAGGTTCAGGTAACGCTGTTACATTGCCCGGATGATGGCAAGTGTGCCATTCGGGAAGTGCCTTGTGTCGTCAGATACTTTATTGACACCTTCGGTTTGGAGTGCAACGTAGGTACCGCAGCCATCGAAGGTCCAACGATGGAAATAGCGTGGGCTTTGTTGGGCGATACCTACGATTTGAATTCGTGCCAACTGTGGTGGATCCCACTCAATGATGAGGCATTCGCTAGTTGGTTAGACGGTAAGGGAATTCCTGAACTTAATTAGTCGGTATATACGGATGTACTTCTGGCGTCTTCCAGATGGGTGCGTCTTGCGGCTCTTCTTTAATCAATGAATGTTCCACCTCTGGAAGAACGATTACCTTTTGAGATGTGATCCTGACGGTGTTAGGAAGAATGGAGGGAGATTTCGCCAGACCGGCAGCATTATCGTGACACGCCTTTAGAGTTTTCAGTTCGATAGTGTGCGCTTCAGGTCCAGTTTGGTTAACCGCAGTGTAGTGGAGTAGATAAGTCTCCTTGATTTCAGCGTCCATCATGGTGGAAGCCATCTCCTCTAACAACAATTCGGTGGATTGCAACGACAAATCTTCACCGGGGGCGTAAACGATCTCCGCTCCTTCTTTGTTTATTGTATCCGGCATGGTACTCCTTGTAATATTTGGCGTTTCTCGTAAGTAATTTAGCATAATTAGCGTATATCACCACGGGTTGTCTGGTTGTTCTTTAGACATCTTTAGTATTGCAAGGGCAAATCTCCATACATCGGGGTGCTTCCACACGCTTTCGTAGCGTGGCTTGTAAGTGAAGGTGTTCTTTCGCTTTTGTCGTTCTACTAGTCCGTGTTCCAGCAGTTTTGTCATTGAACGTTGTGCTGTGTTCTCTAATACTCCCATCTTTGAAGCGACATCACGAATGGAAGATTCGGGATATTCAATCAAAACGACAAATGCTCTGCCTGTCTGGGTCAGAAGGGCGAGGGTTCTTTTGTTGTGATACGAGATAACACGCGCTTCGTTAAGCGCTTCCATGACGTATTCAACTGCCAACTCAAGGGTGTCTGCTCCTGCGATGGCATCAGCAATGTGTTTTTTTAAGGCGTGTTCATGGGCTGGTCCATAGCCTTTAAAGTCGTTCATCTTGATTGGTCCCTACAGCATCACTGTTCTTGATCTATTATAGACAACGGCGGCTTCTTTGCTGCCGACCACAACGTCATCTATCAAGGGACAATCATGTGGAAGAACTGAGAGCAAGGTTGCAGGGGCTTACGGTAGAAGAACCACCGACCTGTCCGGCACAAAGACTTCTTGGAAAACTCCGAGAAGAGGATTTGGATCTGTCGGTTCTTATCTCAGATTCAATGATGAATACAGGTGTGACGGTTACAGAACTCCATCGTGAGTTGAGTCGCAATGGCGTAAAAATATCACGAGAAAGCATTACCAAGTATCGCAATCAGATTTGCAGATGCGATCCGCACTGCTCTCAACGTTTAGGGGGTGGGTGAAGTGGCTAAAAAGTCAGACCTAAAAAGTAATCTCAAACAAATGCAAAAGGTACCCAGTAGGGCATCATTGGGCAAACTGGCCGAATTGCTGGAACGCCAAGACATAGACATCAATGAAATAGGTGATGTTAGAAAGGTGTCCGTCTATCAGTCTTTAACGAAAGATGCTGACGGCGAGGCACAGGTTCACGATCTTGTTGGGATCCAGATTTCCCCCTCTTGGGAAACGGGTCCAGAGTGGCCTGTTGTTCAGCCCGGACCCAGCATAACTTTACCGAAGAACACGGCAACAAAGAAAAAGTCAACCAAATTTAAAAAGTGTGTGGTTCTTCCTGATATGCAGATCGGGTATTTCCGAAACAGGGATGGAGAACTGGAACCAACCCACGATGAAGGCGCTATCGACATTGCCATATCCATTTGTAAGGATGTGAATCCGGACAAGGTTGCACTCATTGGAGACAATCTTGATCTTCCGGAATTGGGAAAATACCGACTGTCTCCTGCTTTTCAGCAAACAACTCAGCGTTCCATCGACCGGGCGACAGAAATTTGTGCTGCTATCAGAGTGGCTGCTCCAAAGGCAGAGATCAAATGGCTTGCGGGTAACCATGAAGAACGTTTAACAAACTTCATGATGGATAACGCCATGGCAGCGTTTGGTATACGCCAAGGAAACAAACCTTCTTCTTGGCCTGTACTCAGTGTTCCTAATCTGTGTCGCTTAGATGATTTTGATATCGAATATCTTTCAGGTTATCCAGCATCAACTATTTGGATCAATGAACATATTAAAGTTATTCATGGTGATCTTGTTCGTAGCGGGGGCAGTACAGCGATGGCATACTTGAAACGCGAGAAAATATCTGTATTATATGGTCACATACATCGGCGTGAATGGGCTGAAATGACTCGTGAAGATTTTGACGGACCAAAAACGGTGACAGCAGCGTCACCGGGATGTTTGGCCCGGATCGACGGGGCAGTCCCTTCCACAAAAGGCGGCACAGATTTGGACGGTAGGCCGTTGACCAGATACGAAAATTGGCAGCAAGGTCTTGCAGTTGTGGATTACGAAGAGGGCGACGGCAAATTCAATCTAGAAATGATTACCATTCGCGATGGTTGGGCCTTGTACCGGGATAAAGAGTACAAGGTGTAGATTGGCATATGATTTAGTCGGAGGTGATGGGGAGGCCCACTGGACAGACAGAGCGAATTGCAAAGGTCGTGGTCACCTTATGTTTCCCAAGAAGCATAAGGACATCACCTATATCTCAGAAGCGCGTCGTATTTGCAGAGTGTGTGATGTTCGTTCTGAATGTTTGCAATATGCTCTAAGTTTTCCTGCTGCTGACATGCATGGGATATGGGCTGGATTGACTCCCAGACAGTTGGCTAAAGAACAGAAGGCGCGTGGTGTGATTCCGACCAAACCTACTATTGCGGAGTTTATGGCTGACATGCTGCGGTATTATAAAGAAAAGCCAGAAACCAAATTCAAACCGAATGATAACTATGGCAGGAACTAACCTAACTAGAGAGTTCATAGCGGAACGTGATTTGAAAATGTTCCGTATGCGGCAGGCCGGGGCATCCCACGCGGAGATTTCTAAACGGTATGAGGTTCCGGTTTCCAGTGTGTCTAAGGGGATTAGTCGTGTTCTGGAAAGATTAAACCGGGACGCTGCTCTCGCTTATCCGGAAGTTCTCAGACTAGAACTGGAACGTTTGGATAATCTTCAATCTTCCGTTTGGCCTTTGACGCAGTTCCGTCGGGAAACAATTGGGGATGAGGAAATAGTAGTTGAACCTGACATGAAAGCCATACAGACGGCTTTAGGAATAATGGATCGTCGTGCCAAATTGTTGGGCATGGAGGTGCAGAACGTGAACCTGAACGTTCAAGGTCATACAGATATTCGTCATAGTCTGGCTGGTGAGGAATTGAGCAAGGTCAATCAGATTGATCATCGAACAGAATCCATGCAACTTTTGGAACTGATGAGAAAAGCGGGAGTTCTAGAAGCGGAAGTGGTTGAAAAAGTGTTAGCAGAAGTTGAAGACAACGACAACGAATTGGAGATTGTTGATGCAGAAACTATTGAAGAACCAGACGATGAGTGAGAGCGAAGAAAATAAGACTGCTCAAATTCTTGTTCGTATTGCTGAGGACGAGCGTGAGGAATGGAAACAGGCTGCTGAAAAACTGGGTGTGAGTATGTCTGACTTGATTCGTAGCAGTGTTGCTCCTGTTGTTAAGGAAGCCTTGTATTGTATTCATCCGTTGGAGTTTCGTAGAACTTATCCGTGGGCGGAATTCTGCGATCATTGTGGGGAGAGATTGTCGGGATGAAATGGTTTCTGTCGGCGCTCTTCTATGTCGGCATGTTTCTCGTTGGAATACTGATCGGTTACGAATGGTTCAAGAAGAAGGATCCTCCGCAGCGAAACGTTATCCATACCTCTCCTAGAGTGGCCCCTTAGTCATGGTGCGTTGGGGCGGGTTGCGGTTGGAGCCGTACAAGCCGGACGCTGTCGATGCCGACCATGATGGCGTCGTTCAGGAAGACACTGCTTTTGAGCGTCCTGCGGGAACACGGTTACTGAATTCACTTGGTCAGGCCATTGTTTCTGGTATGACCTCAGCAGATGCGCTGGATGGTCTTCGCTTTGTAGACGCCGACGGGAACGATGTTGCCTACACCCCACGATGGGTAGGCAAGATTGATGCGGGTCCAGATACCGCTGGGTTGACAGATATACGGGACTCTGGTGCGAAAATTGTGGGAGAGTTTTCTGCGTCTTTGAAAGACCGGGGGTTAATGATTGGCGATGCCATCAAGAACAGGCGTGAGATAGAAAAGAAGAGGGCAGCAGCCAAGCCGGGAACCTTCGGAAATCCCGTGATGGCAAGAGATGTTGATCATGCTATAGAACTCATAAACCAAGGACATTTTGTTGAGTTAAAAAAGCCGGAAGATATTGTCACCCTTACAGAGAGACTTGTGGAGTTAAATGACGAAGCAATAAAGAAGGGGGTTGACATGCCGAGTTACGGCTTGTGTTATGCCTCCGTTCAAGGCACTAACCTTTTTTGTGCCGAACAGTTTAAGAATTCCCACTTGGGTTTCATTCGGGCCGAGATGCCGCAGGTAGGCGGCAAACCACGGGAGGGGTCAAAAGCGCACCAGAAGGCTTTGCGGATCGAAAAAGAGACGGGAAAACTCCCAGAAGAAGTCACTGCCGGAGACGAATGGATGGAGTCTCTTGCGGGAAGGCTCATAGGTCATGAAGAAACAACGAGGGTTGCATCGCACATGCACGCCAGTCAGAACGAACTGGTTGCTAAAAAAGTGGCCAACTTTACAAAGGCCGGTCTTTTAAGGAACGAGGCGATAAGGAGAGCGCAAGCAGGCGACCCGATGCTGGACCCGCGTGAAACCGACTTTGTAGATGGCGTGAAAGTTGACAATCCACATTTCGGCAAACCCATAACTCTTGAAATGGCAGAGGCCATGTGGCATCCGGGTAAGGATCCGATCTATGTCAGCAGGGATGGTTATGTGATCGACGGTCACCATCGTTGGGCTGCTGTTGTCAACGTGGATGCCGCCGATGGAACGTTAGGCCAAGATTCAATGCCTGTCGTCGTCATCGACCTGTCTATCCACGAAGCGTTGGCTGACGCTAGAGCGTTCACCGCAGACTTCGGAATTCTTGCCAAGTCAGCAAAGGCAAACGATCTCGCCCCTGATGATGCTCCTGATGCTCCTGACGCTCCCGATGTTCCTGATGTCGATCCTCTACAGGGGACGATGGCTGGCGGTCTCGTACATCATCGTGGATCTCAAAGAGACAAGCGGGAAGTGATTGACCCGGTTGCAGCACTCGTTGATTCAGTATTGATTACTCCCAAGAGAAGAAATCCTGATGACGAAGTTCATATTATTACTGACACTCATTCATCCAAAAAACTCAGAGGAGAGTTCAGCCCATACGGAAGGGTACGCAATCCTTCTAGGCCAAAGTTGAATGGTAGGAGATTCAATGAAAATCTCAGGAACGATACTAGGGAAGATGGTTATGGCGGACTTCCATCATCCATAACATGGGATCGTAGACACCTTGAAACCTACGCTACTCTGGGCCTATCCCGCGATCGAAGCAGGGACGCTACACCAGAGGAAATAGCGGTGGACGCTCATGCGGAGCGCGCAGGTCGTGCGCGGGTTCATCATGTTTTTGATTCCAGAGAGGGTGGACCACCACAGGTTCCTCTGCCTTGGGATGGAACTCTTGAAGATATCGTTGATCCGACCCAACTAGACCAACTTGAACATGATTGGGGGAGTTGGCAAGAAAAAGGTTACGACAGTCAGCGTGAATATATTGACGCAGTGTTTGAATTCCTCCACGCAGAAGACGAATTCATGGAAGCCGAGCGAGCAGGTTTCCCAGATGTAGTAGCACGGAAAGAAATCAGAATTTCTAAAACGGTGGACGGAGTTGAGAGAACTCCACAACAACGACAGTTGACGTTGGTCCACGAAATCATGCACCATTTTGATTATGGGTATGATCCGAACGGTACAAGCCACATGGTTTCAGAATTTGGTGAGATTGTTTCTCATCCGTTGGACGCGGTACCCGGATCCACCGCATCCGAAATCTCAAGCGTGGGTCGTGAAGAAGTTGAGGATTTGGTACAAGCAGCGATTAATTCCCCTTCTATGCAGAAAGCATTGTCGGAGGAGGGAATAAGCACTAAACATCAACGTTATGTTTTTGATCCTCTTGAAATCTTCGCAAGGGCTGCGTCCCAATGGTTGATGGCCAAACATGGCAACAATGGTCAAAGAGCAGCCGCTCTTGAAATGGCAGAAGAGAGTTTAGGTATGGAAGACAGGGAATGGAATGGTACAGTATCTTTCACAGAAGCGGAAATGGTAATACTTGGACCACTAGTGGAAAGGGTGTTGACGGCATGGAACGCCCTAAAGTAATAATTGAGGACGATGTTCTTGGGCCGGACGGTGAACCGAGAGAGGCTGACTTGAATTATTTAAAGCGAATGCTTTCTCAGGATCAATTAGAACATTTAAAAGAACAAGGTTTAATCGACTAAAAGTGATGCGTGCAATGCCTTGCTCCATGTGGGAAGATGCCGCATGTGGCAGCAAGGATAATTCTTAACGAACATCTGTCCTTTGATGATGTCCTGTTACGTCCCCTTTATTCTGAGGTTCGCAGCAGAGATGATGTCAG